TCGTCACCAATACTTGGTTGTTTTAGGTATGGAACGAAATCAACACCACTAGTTTGTGTTATCGTGAAATTTTGAGATTGTGAACAACCATCCGCGTCTGTAATTATAGCGGTATATAACCCTGGACATAAATTATTATATGTTGTAACTTGTGATGTTGGAAAACCGTTTATTTTGTATGTATAAGGCAGTGTTCCTCCAGAATTAGCAACAATTTGTACACTTCCATTACATAGCCCACAAGTTGCTCCTGTTGTTGATATGTTATTTATTGTGAATTTATTAGTATTTGATACTACTGTAGAACCTGTGTAGCCACACCCACTACCATTGTCTATTGTAAAGGTGTAATCACCTGATGGTACATTATTAAATGTGGTATTTGTTGAGTTTATAATTGTTTGTTGGGTGTTACCAGAGGAATCAATTAAAGTATATGTGTATACACCTATTGGTTCTCCACTATTTACAACAATTGTTATTGTACCATCTGATCCATTACAAGTTGAGTTTGTTGTTGTGACATTGGCAAAAGTAAATGAATTAGGTGTTACTAATAATACAGTGTCTGTTGTTGTACAAAGGCCTGCGTCAGTTACTAAATAAGTAAATAAACCTGATGTTAAACCTGTGAATGTATAATTTTTTGTAAATGATATTTCTACAGTTCCATTTGATCCTGAATAATAATATGGGGCAGTTCCATTATTCACAAATAAAGTTACTTCACCATCATTTGAAAAACAAGATGGTGGGGTTGTGTTAACACTAGTAACTTCAATTGGTAGGACATAATCAACGTCAACTGTTTTTGATAAGGAACATCCATCAGAATCTACAACTGTAACCCCATAACTACCAGAAGTAAGACCTGTTATACTACTAGTTGTTTCGCCATTACTCCATAAATACGTATATGGTGGTGTACCAGTTTCTCCTGTTACAAATAGCTTACCAGCACCAGTTCCAGTTACACAACTAGCGTCATTTACAACATAAAAACCATAATCTAAGGTGTTTGAACTAAGGACTACAAAACTTGCACTTGTTCCTGTACAACCACCACCATCATCACCTAATATGTAATATGTTCCAGCCGATAGTGGGCTAAAAGTATTTGTTGATGTTGTCGTTTGACCACTTCCAACATAACCCAATGTTGTTTCATATACTTGATAATAACCACTACCATAATATGGATTAAATTCAAATTCTACAATACCATTATTGTTACCACAACTAGTTTGTGTTATAGTATTAATGTTTATACTGCTTCCAGATGAAATAGGAATATTTAAATACGTAATAGTTGGGGTTGGTGACACACAACTATCTTGTATCTTCAATACATATGTTCCGGCTGTTAAACCACTAAAGTAGTAATTATTTGTTGCTGCTGAAGTTGGTAGTAAACCTGAACTTGATGTTTCTGTCACTGTATATGGTGCGGTTCCACCAGTAATATCAATATATATTTCACCTAATCCAGAGCTAGTACAATCTCCAGTTATAAATAAATCATATTCTATAAAACCACATCCCATTATTCACTTTCTAATTCTGGGGTACAGAGTATATTAAAATCTATACCTATGTTTAATTCAAAAAATTGTGAACTATCTATTGGTACACAATTGTTATTATATACATATACCTTATCACCAATTATATTATAAGATATTCCATATGTAAATAAACTAGCTAAAGCACCATTTACAGAATTTCTCCAAAGCTCTTCACTAGGTATACTAAAAATAGGATTACTATAACCATAACCATTAAAAAATTCATATGATGTTACATTAACACCATCAATTCTTATATCAACATACCAAGTTGTTGTTAATGTATTGTAATCACAAGATTCAGTGTTTTCTTCATTAGTTAAATATTGATTTAATAAAGTGGATAAAACATCACCAAATGTATTAATTTTAGGGTTTTCATCCCATGGATATAAATTACATTCTATTGTTTGAATTGGACAATCAAATGGTAGTATTTGTGTTGTAAACGAACATGGTTTACAAGGTATTGGTATAATTTGACATCCACATTGTCTTCTCCATACAAATTTTTGTCTATGGAAAATAGAATTTTCATATTTAACACCTGTATTCCAAATTGTTGTAGCTGGAACCATTTGCTCTATTAATCTAATCCAGTAATCACCAAGTCCATTTACATAGTCAATCATTTTTTGATATGTAAACTCATCATTTGGTATATTAACATATAAATCAGATTCTAAATATTTCCAAAAAATAGATTGTAGGGTTGGGTATCCACCTGTTTTACCATCTGATATAAATTGTCTATTTCTAACATTAATCATATTATGCCAAAACGTTTGAGCGAATTCAAAAAAAGATTTTTCTTTTGGTTTTGGTATCGACTCTGTCCAATCTATACCACCTATTTGTGGATATGGAGTGTATGGGTTTGGGTTACATCTTGTTGGTGGGACATAATTAAGTCCTTGTTCTGGTATTGGGAAGTTATATGTTCTAGACATTGACCAAACATCGTATAGAAGTCCTTGTGCTGGATTTAAAAATATATCAACGTTTTTAACATTTAAAATTAATTTTTCATCACCAATTCTATAATATGCATTAAATGAATTGTCACTAGAGTTTCTAATACCTAAATTAGAACTATTCCAACTTTTATTATTATCTATTGTTTTCTTTAATTTAAAACCCATTCTTAAATATGGGAAGTTACGATATCTATTTAAGTACTCTTCCCCATAATTAAATGGTTGTAATTTTGTTTGATAAGATGGATTTTCACCAGTAAATACACTATTTGTTGGGTCAAATTCTGATGGCATTCTATGTTGTGGGGTTGATTCAAACCAACCACCCCCAATTTGGAAAAAATAATCTTCGGTTTCTGATGGCATACTTGGATAACCAAATCTATTCACTGGGTAATCAACTCTAGTTGTTGTTATATCTTCGACTATTGTTGATGTTGTAAATGCAGTATATGGTACACCAAAAATAGTATAAACTTCAGTTGGGTCAACTACTGAAATCGCATCTGTATATGTACCTGCAGATATTGTTGTAAATCTAGAATTAAATTCTTTCATATTTATTCTTTGATCTGCGATGTATATATATTCATTAAAATCAATTAAAGCTTCTGGAGCACCAATTAATCTTAATAAGATTTCTATTGATTTTCTAGTTCCTTTTGATTTAAATAAAAATGCTGAGTTCATTATCAAATTTCTATAAAATTGATAATTTAACTCATCTGGGGTTTTACCAACTGGTAAACCTTCAAATTCATTTGTACCCCTAACAAAAAGTGATTCTAATAATTTTTCGTTGCTAATTGGGGATATATTTATAGACCAACCTAGTGTTTGTGCTAAATTTTTTAAAAGTTGTGATGGTATATCATTACCAATATTATAATTAACTGAATTCATATTTGCTAATGAAATTATGAATTTCCTTGTTTCATCAAAACTCCTACCATATAATTGTAAAACCTTTTCAAATTTTTGGTCTGGAGTATCAAATTCTTTTAAAGCTCCAGTTGTTAAAAATCTAGATATTAAATTAGTTCTACTAATGTCTAAGGATTCACCAATTTGACTTAATTTTAATAAATAATCGTCAAAAGTTGGACTAATAATATCCAAATTCCAACTTCCTTGTTTTGGGAAGGTTACTTTTTCTTTTGTAAAAAGAAAGGTTCCATTTTCTTTTTGAATGGTTTTATCAAAAAATGCTGTATACTCTGGTGTAATATTTCTATTTAATAAAAATCTTTCAACCTCATCTAAATCATTTGAAAAAACTTCATTCACATATAAATCAGTTGGTCTAATTATTAAATTTTCGTTTGACGTAGAATTATATCCAAAAGGTCTTCCTTTAACGTATAAGTTCATTTTTGTATCTGAATCTTCAACACCAGTAAAGAATGTAATTGGGTATTCATTGTTATCAACAAATAATGAATACTTTTTATACTCAACTGTAAAATCTCTTAAATAAGATGTTTGAATTTCTTTTAATTCTATATTTCTTGTTGAATTTGTTGTGTAATCAATATCAAATGGGTTAATAATTGTGTCTAAATCAATTTCAAAATATGTTTCATCATCAACTTGATTATAATTTATATTTATAGCTGTTGATATTGGTTTAAAATTAAGAACATTATTAACATCTAAACTACCAGGAAAAAAATTAATAATTTTATTTACTGATGTTGATAATCTTTTACTTAAAGAACCAAACAAAGCAAAATTAGTTATTTGACTAAGGTCAAAGTTTGGATAAACTTTTAAGTTCTTCGCACTATCTATTCTACTTTGTAAAATTGATTCAATATTCATCGAATCAAGACTTAATGGGTCGGAAAAAACACCTATATTAAAAGTCCTATTTGTTTTTTCAACAATACTTGTTGTAAACTGAAAGTTTCCTTGGGTAAAACCTCCTCCACCAACAATTTGGAAACCTACCAAATTGTCAGAAAAGGATCCTTGTCCGCTAGCTTGTGGTGGACATGTATATTTGTTTACCGCCATTATCCTGTTATATTTGTAAAGTTTTTACTAAAATCTATGTTATCACCCCTATCTTGTCTTACTTCATACAATAAGTCATTAAACTGATCTCGTATTTCGTATAAGTTGTATTGTTTGTAGATGTTATTATCACTATCGTAAATTGTGTAAATACCATCATCAATTGATTTGGTTTGATTACCATAAAGAGCTATAGCTAATGTAGATATATCATCTTCGGTAATTTCAATCTCGGTTGTTATAGGATTAAAATATGTATTAGTTATTATTATATTTTGATTTGGTTGACCAATAAACGGTGTTGCGTTTGATTTATTTGTTGGTGATGATGATGGTGATAATGTACAAAAAAGTAGATTTGTTTGACTTTCAACATATCTATATCTAATATTTTGTTGTACACTATTTGTTATATTTGTTGTTACTGGTTCACAATAAAATGATGATGTTATAATTCTAAAAAAATTAGGTACTTTTGTTCCGTCAGAATTTAAATACTCAACTCTAAAACCAACGAGACCTTGATTTGTAAATTTATTTAAATACTCTGTTGGTACATTGTTTAAGTCAATTACAATTCCTTTAACATTTGGTAATGAAAATAAAACACCACAATCTGTTATTGTTGTTCTAATTTCGGCAGGTCTAATATATAATGTATATATACCCAATTTATTAAATTCTTCAACTGGTAATTTAAGATTGTATAACCCACCAATTATTTCGGTTCCACTATTTCCACCAGTTTCATTATTATGAAAATATGGTCTTAAAATAGTATTAGCGTCTAATTTTGTTAATAAAAAATTAGTTGTTTCATCTCTAGATGGTGTATAATTTAATATAATTTCAACATCATCTGGACTAACATCAGATGGTCTTATTGTTCCGTAATTACCTATTGCCACAGTTTAATATTTAAAAATTTTATTTTATTATAAATAGTTAAAGGTCGTTTTTTTCTACCTTGAAAAACTTATATCCGTATTTTTCTAAATCACCTAAATTGTCTACTTCACCCACTCTTTCAAATGTTTCTAAAACAGATGTTTTTCCTCGTTCAACAAAGACATTGCTTATGATTTGTGGTTGGTCAATTATATTCATTAAGGCTTCGTTTTTTGTAATAGCACTTAATGTTAAATTATCATTAGTAAATCCAGATGAATATGTAAAATAAATTGTTGTACCATCATCATAATCATAATAATCAATATTATTTATAGTATATGCGGTATAATTTAAATTTGGGTTTGGTGAATAAACAATACCAACCGAACCAGAAGTTCCTGTAACTGGAATTCCGGGTTTAAATTTACCACCAAGTAATGCATATTTTGGTCCATATTGTTGTAAATCATTAATTGCCGATTGTGTGTACCCTGAAATTATATAAGGGGTTGTTGTATATTCAGAAGAAAAAAATTCGTTTAAATTTGTATTTGAGTCTCCAGTAAATATATAATCATAACTTACTGGTGTACCACTCCAACTACCAGTGTTTGGTGTAAAATATGCCGTTCCTTGTGGATTAAATATTGTAACATCACTAAATGGTATTGTGATTGTTTTTGTTATTGTTGATACACCCCATGGTGAATTAGCGTAAAATTTAATCTCATACTTACCTGGTGATAGTGGATATGTATGTGAAACTGGTGATGAAGATGTTAATGTTTGAATTGGTGAATCGTCTCCCCAATCAATTTTATATGTTGTTAAACTTAAAAATTTTAAAAAATCAACTTCAGATGTATTATAAAATATATAAGTGTATGGTGTTGTTGTGTTAGCACTAAATAAAAAATTCTTTATTAATGATGATTGTAATACAGCACCATCAAAAACAGAATAATAACCAATATCAATAGCTGTTTGAGTAAATAAAAGTGGTATTGTTAAATCTGTTAATAACGAATTTCCATTTGTTCCCCCACTTAAAATATGAGTTAAACCAGTATAGACCCCAGTATAACCACTTATAGTCTCTATTGTTGTTGCTGTTATTGGACAACATTCATCAATATCATAATACGTATTTGTTCCTGCAGTATATGGAACTTTAACCAAATCTGATACAACATTTTCTGGTGATATTTTAAAATAATATCTTTGTTCTTCCATTTTATGGGTTTACATATTCATACCAAACAATTGGTGTTTCTTCAACACCAACTAATTGATTTGGGTTTATTGTACTAAACATTTCATAAGTTTTACTATTATAATCTAATTTTACTTTATAATAAAAGTATTCACTAGAATTAAAAGTAAATAAACTAGGTGTAAATGGTGTTATTTGTGGTCTATTCATCATTCTAATAAATTTACCAGTTTTACCATTAAAAAATTTAGCGCTCATAAAAAATTCACTAATATCTATGTAATTTCTATCTCTTAACCAATATATAAAAAACCCTTCTTTATCCCCTAAAAAATCCAATTTATACTTTGGTTTTCTAATATCAACATTTGTTATATAAGATGATAAATTAACATTTTCAAATTCACCTTGTTGTACTGGTAATATTATCGAAAAATATATGTTTTGATTTACACTACTTGGTGTATCATAAAAATCTAACTTAAAAAATGACTTAGTGAAAGGTTTTCTATAAAAATAAATGTCTTGTGGTGTAAAAGCTAAATTTAAATACGAATTACCCCAATTTGATGTTGTGACTGTTGATGCTGTTATTGGTAATGAGTTGTTGTAAAAATTAAATTCATAATTTATATTAGTCTTTAATCTTTGATCTATATTTAAATATTCTTTATGACTAAATCTACATAATTCAAAATCATTTGCTGTACCAATAATTTCTTCTAATATTGTTTTTTGATACTCATCAACACTATCGTCTCTACCAGAGAAATCCCACTTCATCTCAATTGGTATATTGAGATACTTTTCATTATTGTTTGGTACTATTCTATATTTATTCACACTCATCTATTGTTGGTTCTGGTATTGTTGTTATATTTGGATTAGTTATATTTGATCCTTCTGGTATAATTCTAAAAATATAATTATCGTATGGGTAATGTGCATTATTTAAAAATGGATAGTCAACTCCCCTACCTAAATCATCGATAAAACCATACTCATAAATATCTCTCCATAAAAATCCATTTGATAAATTAGAATAAAAAGAATATGAAGGTATATCAAATAAACCATCATTTGTTATTGTTTCAATATAATCTGAAAAAACTTTTATTTTAAGTTCTTGGTGTGGGTAATAAAAATATCCATAATTATTATTTATATCCCCATTTAAATCAAACCAAGTTGGGTTAAATGTTATTTTGTGGTTATATCTTGATATAACTCTTTCTAATTGTTCGTAATCATTCCACTCACAAAAATCACCATCGATTGTACTTCCAGATAAAAAGTTATTAGTATATGTGAATGGCCCTTGTGTTGGTAACACACCACTAAAATATGATGTTGTTTGATATGGTGTGTTTGATAATACATTTGACCACCATGGGTTTGGGTTATTTAAATATAATGGTTGATTAAATTCCCATCCTTGTTGTAAGGGATTAGTCCAACCAAAATATCCTTTCCAAACTACTGTAAAATACAATGAAGATATTGGTCTTTTTTGATTATCTAAAAGTGATGAAATATTAATATCAGAATTAAAACTTAAATTATATGATCTTTTAATATCTTTTAATGAAATTCTTTCTGTATTATTTGGTGTTAAAACTTGTAATTCTTTTTTATAATTTGTTTTAAAAATTGTTTCTTCAAAACCTGTTTTAGTTAAAATACTATCTTCTAAATTAGTTAAAATTTTATGTTTTCTTATATAATATTTAGAAATTGTTTCTAAATTATTTGGATTAATAATTTTTTTAAATGTTCCTTGTTGATTTGTTAAAAATGTAGTTCCAGTATAACCTATATTTGATATATTAAAAACGTATTTTTCACTATTAAATCCTGTGTTTCCTAAACTAACTACTTGGAAGTATTTATTTCCATTATAATCGTTTGATAATTCAACGAAATCATATAAATTTAATCCATGTTTTACCGGACATCTAATTTCAATTAAATTTTGATTTTCATTACTACCAATATCGATAATATATGGAATACCATCAGAAACGTTCCAAAACCATGATGAGTTTGTAACATCATCAATTATATATAAATTTTTATTATAATCATTTTCAAATGGATATGACATATAATATGTCCAATTATATGTTGTAGCGCTCTTATTTACAAAATATAAGTGTGGTGTTACACTTCCTAGGTTTGTTGTATACCCACTAACATTATTATCTTCTCTAATAAAATCAAACTCCCAAGCCTGTGGTAATCCTTCCCACGCTACATTGCTTGGTGTTGATGCGGTAATTTGATTTATTTGATTTTGTATTGCATTTGTATAATATATATTATTTTTAAATGGTGTGTAATTTGTTAATCCAGCATATGAATTTTCAAAAATAACACTAAGTTTACATGATGGTCTAAAAATTGTAGATTTTTGTCTTTCGTCATTGTAAACATCTTGTAAATCAATATCAACGCTTCTATCAAATTCAAAAAGCTCTTTACTCTGTTGTTCTAATGAAATATTAATGTTTGTATCAGTATCTATACTTATAACATTTTTTTTAGAACCTAAAATTATTTTAGTTTTATCTATATCCATATTATTCAGTGTTAAGATAAATTTGTATATATCTGTTTATAGCTGTTTTTCCAGCTTTTAAACCAAAATAAAATTGATATGGAGTACCAACTATAATGTGAGCTAAATCACCTGTTACTGGTGTTCCAAATGGTGGTAAACCTGGTGATACTGATGTATTAGATGGATTAGGAGTTCCATCTGGGTCAAATTTAGTTATATATCCAAGACTTGTACCTCCTAATATCTTAAAGTATGGGTCAGTTATATAATTTAAATCTTGATATCCTTTAGAATAAAATCCAGTTGTAGTATCTGGTGTTGTGTTCCAATTGTTATCTTCAGATCCAAAAATAACACTAGAATCTGATTTTAATTTCCACCTATAATGTGGTACAACTTGTGTGTTAGGGTATCCATAACTATACTCAATAAGTGGTGTTTGATTAAAAACTTCAACACCTGGACTATATCTTCTTCTAAACTGAACATCTTGTGTTGAAGATGTATAAAAAATACCAAACAAACCTCTACCTAATGGTACTGTATTGTCTTCACCAATATAAATAAAATTGTCTGGATATGTATCTGAAGCAAATGGTCTAACTTTAAATTCTGAATTAATTGATAATGCTTGTGCAAAATCACCATCAATTCTATAACCTTCTCTTGTACTATTAAAGAACTGATCAATACCAACTCCTTCAGTTACAAAACTATTATTAACCACGTTTGCAAACATTGATTTTAAAAAATTAGCATTAACTAATCTAGATAAAAAACCTATTTTAACTATATCTGAATTATCTTGATAAGATGTTGATTTTATTTGATTAATAAATGGACCTTGTAAATTATTATTACCACATATTTCATTTATAAATTGGTCTCTAGGTCCTAAGTCTAATATTGTTGTTGGAAATTGTATTTGTTTGTCATTCTCACCACCTAATGCGTAAGGTGATAAACCTGGTGTCACAATGAATGGATATGTTCTTTTAGACCCAATAAACGAATTTGTTGTGTTATACCAAGGTGAACTTCTATAATAGAAATTATCACTAATTTCATTATAAATAACATTATGGTCACAAAAATTAAAAGAAGCGTCTTTATTAGGATTAAATGATATTATTTTTTCATTGTTAATTGGGAACATATATAAATTACCATTTATCCAATTATTTTGAAATGTTTGGGAAAAAATACCTCTACATGCTGCATATAAAACTGTAAATCTAGTTTTCCATTCTAAGTAATATTCCCAATCGTCTATTATTCCTAGTATGTATACTCCTAGTTTTTTATTTGGGAAACAGTAACATCCATTTGTAAATCTTTTTTTGTTTTTATCAGCACAATCAATATTTACACTTAAATTTGTTCCAGTTCCTTCGTAACAATTTAAAGGTACCATATTTGGACATTCTAGTGATTCTGTTAGTCCTGTAATCATACTATCTTGATCAAAACTTTCTCCATTAATTTCTTGAGGTCCAGTGCTAATTGGTATATCGACAAGTAAACCTTCATTTATATAGAAAATGAAATTATCATTTTGGTGTAAAGCAAAACTAGTTTCTGCTTGGACTTCTTCTGTTTTATCTGATGTTGGCAATCTATCAGATCTCATAACTAGTTTAGTAGAATCTGAAAAATTAACACCTAATAATGGGTATTTATAATATGCTGGTGAGTATACACTATATATATCTTGTTCAGGTGTTAAATTTTTTGGATATCCATATATATCTGTACCGGATACTTTATCAAGAAAATAAGAATCACTAAAATCTAAATAATTAGTCCCTGTTGATCCTGAATATAAATTATAAAAATTAGAGGCTATAAATGGTGCTCCTAAAATATATTCCCCCGATTTATTTGGTAGTACCCGATATTCACCATCTGAACCAAATAATTGTTTCATATTTGATAGTTCACTAACAATATATCCATTAGAATTTGGTTTGTAGTTAGATCCACCATTAGTTAAAGTATCAAGAGATGTATCATCTGTTGATAAATAATAATATGGATTTAGTGATGTGTATGCGGTATATGGACTTGTTATTGTAAAAGTAAAAGATGGGTGATATAATTTATTATCTGTATTATCGTTAGTATTATGTGATTTAGGTTTTTGTGTTCCTGTTGCTTGTATTGGGTAATTTAAATAACGTGAACCTGTAAAGGTTATAGTATTTGGTGTTGTAAAACCAAATATTCTAGATAAATCATATTTTATTTCTTGTTTGTCAGTATATGGGTCTACACCTCTTGTTAAAAACAATAACTCATAAGATTGGTATGCTGTTAGAGTTTCTAATGAATCATAATTACCAATTTGTCTTGTTGATGTTGTACCATCAATAGTAGAGAAAAATGTTTGTAAATCAGGTCCTGTTGCGAATGGAAAATTACTACTATCGTCAGTTGATACTGTTGATGCTTTTGCTATTATATAGTTTATTTTATGTCTTAAGTATTCTTCATGAAATAATTCTGGATTATTATCTGTATTTGAAATTGTTAGGTATTGTGCTATTGACATACCTGTTATAACTTGGAAGTATTCAATATCATTTGGATATACAAATTCTTGATTATTTGTTGTTTGTACTATTTTTACTTGAGAGGTAAGTTCTGATAATCCTGTTGGGTCTGATGGATTTGCATAATTTATATATTTAATTATTGGTGTATCTATCGTTCCAGTTGATGTTATTCCAGTAATTGAGTTAGTTAAAAATTGATTTTCTGTTGCACCGGTTATATTAATATATGATGGTGAATCTACTGGATTTTGGAAATTTATTAGTTTATCTATCAATACTCCAGTATTACCTGGTTTTACTAGTACAACTAATATTTGATCATCAAATGAATCACTACCTAAAGATGGGTTTACAGTTGTTGTAATCCTATTTAAACTACCTAAGCTAGAGGCATTGTTAAAATATTTATCTCTAGTATTAAATTCGTTTAATTTTTGAGGATAAGTTACATCTGTTGGGAATCCAAACCATCTTTCATCTTGTCCAATAGATTTGTCACCAGCAAAAAGAAATGGTTGTGGTGCGTGTAGTTTGTCATCATTAATAACATCATAACCTGAAAATAACCTTATAAAATCAATTGAAGCTTGTACAGAAATATCAATATCTAATTCATTATTGTTTGTTAAATATAATAATGATTTATATTCACCCCCATTATAAAACCAACCGCCAAGTGGATCGTTAGTATCAAAACCTGGTTTTTGAGGTAAGTTTGGGTGTTCTATATTATAACTTGATGATAGATTTATTGGTGCGAGAATTGATTTTGATGTTGCTAAAACAATATCACTATCTGATAATTCACTATTATTAGGGGCAAATGAGTCTATACCATTTTGTATATCTTCAAGTGTGATATCATCAACTTCTGGTTCTTCACATTTGCATTCACAAGTTGTACATTCTGGGTAAGATAAAAGTGGTAAAGATATTGGTGTTCTTTTTAAAGGTAATATATATTTAAAATATAGAAATAAAAGGTAACCTGATAATCCAACTGCAGCTGTTAATCCGGCAATAGCTAATCCTAAAACAATATATCCAAAAATTGGTAATGGACCAAAAATATCTATAACAAATCCTGCAGCAGTAACTAAATTTATTGCTGCTTGAGCTGCAAAATATCCTGCTAATACGATTGAAACACCTAAAAGGAGTTTCACTAAAGGCCATAATGTGTATACAATATGAGCTAATACAATTAAAGCTAATATAGGAAATGTTAATATATTTAAAAGAAATATTAATAATTGAAACCACAAATCTTGATTTCTAATAATATCATTTACAGGGTAAATGTTGTTTTCAGTTCTACATTCTCTATCATCAATTTCTTTAATTCCTAGATGCATCCACCTTGCATTACCATATTTGTATCTATCTAAAAACATTGAGGTTGTGTAGACTTTATTATAATTAAATTCATAAAAAGTGTCTTCACAATTTATTGCTTCTGCTTGATTAACGTAATCGTCCCAATCTAAACTAAAAGCATATGATTTTAATAAATTAAAATATCCCTCATCAAAAAACTGAAACTTTATTATAACATTTTGTGTTAGATCTATTGGTGTAAAATTCCATTCAAATATATTACCAGAAGAAACATTTATACTTTCTAATGATCCAGCATATGGTACAGAGTCTATTGTTAATGATATATCTTCAGCATTTATTATTTCTAATAATGTTAAGCCACCAGTAAAAGACATAATTTCAGAATATGTTGTTAATCCTGCTGTTATACCAGAAGCTCCATTACCACCCACATAAAATACTTGAAATTGTGGATAATCATATGGATCACTATCTGATGTTACCCATCCATATTCTTTAATGTTTGGTATTAAAAAATTAGGTCTAATAACAGTAGAGTCGTTACCATTTTGATTTTGCCATTTTACTTTAAATCTATATTTACCCTTTGTTGGGATTCCTACATTTGGGTCTAATGATAATATTTGTTCACCAAATTCATTTGTTGTAATATAATCTAAATTCATAGGTAAGTCGACAACAAATGTACCATTTTCATCTATTACTTTACCCTCATTAATTAATTTATGTTCTTCAAGAATTGGTAATCCTTCACTATCTAAATTAATTGTTTGCCTTATTGATAATATTTGACCAGGCCCAGTAATTAATTCACAAAATTTTCCAGTATCTTTTTTTGGTTTACATTTTGAAGTGAAATTTCCTGTTTTTACTGAATTTTCATCTGTATTTGACATTATTGATCCTAAAAATACAGATACTGGATTTATTTTAATATTAAATTCTTTTGTTAAATCAAAATCAACCCTATTTATCCCAAATTGACATATATTAGTGTCTCCCCATAATGGAGAAACATCAACAATTGTATTAAAATTTATAATTTGTGGTAATTCGTCTAAATTTGTACTTGTTTTAAAGTTACTACCATTAAAATCATTTTCAGTAGCATTACCATTTCTAATTAAATCTTGAGGTGTTAGAGAAAAACAACCAATATCTGATAAATCAACATCCATAACTAATGTTTGTGATCCAGTTGGTACCCCAAAAATCATATAATCACCACTATCATTTGTTTTAACAGTAAATTTATAATATTTATCATATACCTCAACCCATGATTGATCTACTAAAACCTCATCTTTATCTGGAAAACTACCAGTTGCTAAATGATTTGTGTATGATGGTGATTTTGGTAATAAATTATATCTATAACCATTTTCATCTCTATCTACTAATGTTTTATAAGGATATAATTCGCTTATTATTGGGTTTTCACTATCTTCGTCTGTTAAAGGAATAAAAACTGAAACTTTAGCATTTGGTAAACCATATCCATTATTTACTGAAACTCTACCAACAATAACACCATAATCTGAACAAACTCTAGTATATACTTCACTTTGTGAAATCTTTAAAGATAGAATTTCAATAAAATCAAAATCTTGTTCTAAATTAATATCAATATGTTTGTCAACCCCTGGAGTTGCCTTTATTCTATAAGACTTTGGCATTAATTTTTCTTTTTTTGATAAATAGTTTATTTCCTATTTTCAAATAATAATCTTTTTATTCGAAAAATAAATTATCAAGAAATATTTGTAGTACTATAATTTAAAACTGAAACCGTTATATCTTTGTTTGGGAATCTAATTTGGTATATTTGATTTGGTTCTGCAAATATAGTTTCATTTACAAGTTTAATTTGTCTTGTGTTTGGATTTTCGTATTCTTGTGAGGTTTGGGATGAAGAATATTCGCCCCCAACATTATTATAAACTAATATATTAGATGTTGATATTACACCGTTTTCACTTTGTATTAATCTTTTTAATTCAGATATGTAAACATTTTGTCCTAATTCTCTATTTAATGGACTAAAAAATGAACTAGTTATATTAATGATATTTGTTACAATTTCACCTTGACTTTGTGAACTATCTAAAATAACATCAATTGCAATAGATAAATCAATAATATTTGCAGTTTCAACTGAAATATAATCATTTATCATTCTATAATTTGATAAATAATTAGCTACATTATTTTTTAATGTGTTTGAAACAATTTCTGTAAGATTACCACTATTATCATACGATAACATCTTTATTTTAATTTTATTATTTTCTTCCATTATAGAAACTTTACCTGGGGCACCAAATTGTGATGGCATTGTTCTAATTATAGATTCGTAATCATTTATTGTTACCGCTCTATTTTGTGCTGCAAAGTTAAATGAAACATATTGTCTAACCTCTTCAGTTGTTGGTGGGTTTGCGCCACCAATTGCCGCAGTTACATTTGTACAAGATAGTGAATTAACAACACTATTATTTATTGTTTCTGAAGGTCCATTAACATAAAATGAAATAGTACCAATTTGATTTATAACATTAATACCGACATTTGTTACTTGTCCTCCCCCAATTCTATATTGTACAAATAATGTTGAATTTGATTTTAAAGAACTTCCAAGACCAAAATTATTCATATATTTATTTAAATCTAATGGATATCCGGTTCTAGCAAATTCTCTTAGTTGGTCTTCAGCAGATGTATTACCACCACCAAAAGTTAATTTAAAAAATCCTTCTGGTGTAAATTCCGTAATAAACTTATCGTTTGTTCTAATATATCGTCCAACTTTTATACCTGGATTATCTGATGGTTTTGTGGGGTCTTCAATAAAAACTCTATCTTCAGCTAATGCTTTTACTTCATACCAACGATTTTCTAAACCTAAAAATTCTTGTGGTTCTGGTATTGTTGTAAATTGTGTTCCATCTTTTAACAAAACACTTGTGATACCAAGTACATTTTTTTCTGGTAAAAACAACTCAAAAAATGGTCTAACATCATTTGCGTTAATTACCCTTTTAAATACTTTTGTTGTTCCATTAACAACAATTTCTCTTTTTGTTATTGTATAGTTTAATAATCTATTGTTTGAATCAAAATTTGGTATTTTTAATCTATTTGGAAAACCTTCTGAATTAACCGCAGAAGCAAAATCAATATCAAAAACTGTTTCGAATGGTTGTCCAGCTCCTGATACTTGAGCACCTCTTCTTAATATCCCACAATACCTTAAATCTTCTTTATCACCATTTGCGGGTACTACGATTGAAAAATCTACAAGTGCTACTGATGGTCTTGATCCTGGTATTTTTAACCCATAAGTTCTAGCTAAGTTATATATTGACGTTTTTTGTTGTGCGAATTGTAAAACAGTTTCTTGTACACTCCTATCTATTTGATATTGTAAATTATCATTACTGCGGCATTTAAATCTAATAAAACTGAAAAAACTCCAGCGTCATTAAAATTTTGTACAACATCTGGATAATATTCTCTAGTAAAATTAATCAGCTCGGTTCTTATACCTTGAAAATCTCTAGTTGTGTAAGATATTTTTTTGTTAGCCATATTTTTTAAATATTTATTATTATAAAGTCTGTTGAACTAAAAGCACTATTTGTGTTTCTATAATCAATTTTAATTTTTGCTGTGTGTTCATCTATTGTTAGATTGGGTGTTCTAAATTCTCTTTGACCATCATTATTAACATATGTTGTGTCTAAAGCACTAGTTTCTTTTGTTGCTTCTGTAATTGATATATTAGTTATTAAAATACCTGGCATAAAATTTTCAACAGATTCTCTAATTTCACTTTCTATTTCAGCAAACGTTGGGCCATCTAGCGGTTCAAATATGTATTCGTATAATCTTGTACCAAATTCTGGTAAATAATATCTAGATCCCTTTCTAGTTAATAATAAATGAACTAAACTACTTCTAACTTCTTCATCTGTAGTATCTGAAGCATCTAAATATTTTCCAATATAAGAGTCTACAAAGGGAAAATTTATACCATACGTAATACCATCGGCCATATCAAATAAATATAGTGTTATAAAATTTCTGATAAATATATTATTATAAAAAAAATCACTACTTTTGTAGTGATTCTTTCAAATTTTGATTTCCCCTTTCCCATTTAGGTTCATATGGACAATGTAAACATCCAGAACCACAACATCTACCTCTTTTTAAATGGTAAGATTCTGTCATAACTATATTTCCAAATTTATCTTTATAGAAATCAGGTTCAGGAGACTTATTATTAATCTCCTGAACATATAATTGTTGTATCCAGTCTTGTGTTATTGTTATTGTCATATCTTATACAATTTCACAAGCACCTCCAGCACATGCTGCTTCACCTTTTAAATCGGTATTATCTTGTAATTCTATGACTTTTGTTAAATCAACATCTTTTAACGTATTTGATAGTTTTTCAAAATCATCTTTTGTACAATCTTCAAATGGTGCTTGAGTATATGTTCCACCATTATATGGTAAAACAGATAAACCATTATAAAACTTTCTATTTTTCCACATCCAATCACCAACTAAATCCCATTCATCTTCTTTAATTGAAATTGTTGCAGATACGTTGTGGGTATTTTGGCC